GGCATCAACCAATGAGGAGCGTCTACCTCACCAGAACCCACCTGCGCCATCCACTCACCGCGATTCTTCGGGGCCTCCGGGTCAGGTGCGTAAGTACCTGCCACGCTCCCCTGCCGACGAAAAAGACTGGCGTAAGGAGGGGAAGGCATTTAGTTATACCCATCCGTGAGCGCGTTGTAGATACCCCCTCCAGAACCAGGGAGATCCGTCACCATCTGCATACGCACTCCATTCAACGTTCGAAGATTGTTCAACGAGTCGTGGGCGATTTTTGCGAGGTCAACGGGAACCGGCGTCTTGTCGTCAGAATAACGACGGAACAGACGAACTGCCAGTCCGTAGATGAAGGCTTCGTAGTACACCGGCTCGAACGTGATGTTATCCGTCAGATTCACGAGTTCGGTGAGATACGAGTCCGCGTNNNGCCGCGCCGGGGTCATAGGAAACGTGCGTCGGCCTCGCCTGGGAAACTTCACGGTCGGATAAAGACCCGAGTTGGTCTTTCGGGATAGCCACGATGGGGTAATGCATTGTGCCGTCTTTTACATCCCCCGACAAGATACTGAGCGGCTTGTTCGCCGTGATAGTGGCCCCGCTCAATCCGATGGTGTACGCCGCAGTCCCTACAACAGTGTTGAACGGGATAGCAGTCGTTGCGCGAAGGAGAAGTCGCTGAGTCGCCCACCTCCCCAACATCGCGTTGGCGGCTCGGATCGCTGTATTCATTTCAGACGCACTTGGGGTTTCATCCATTTCCGTCGCATTGATAATGCCCATCGCGTCCTTTATCATTGTGCCGACAGTGACGATCATTTAGTTGCCCTCGACTTGTCGCTTATCGGATTAAATTCTATCGCCGGAGTAAATTCAATTTCCTGCGGGCAGTAAACAAGCGTGGATATACACACGTTCGAAAGATACCATTTCCCGCCCACACACCATGCGCCACAAGTACTGGTATTGCACCCATCCGAAAACGTCACCGTGCAACCAGCATCGCGTGGGCAAGCGCCGCACGACCCAGAAACGCGCCCCTGGCTAAACCCAAACGCTGAAACCGTTACCATAAGACAGAGAACCACAAATACGAGTTTCATTTTTAGGCTCCTATTTTCCTTCTTGGCCGACCGCGCTGTTTACGAGGAAGTTCCTCCGTCTGAAGCCCCCCAAGAGAAGCAAGATCGAGTTCTGGTTCTTCCTTCGGCTCAGTCTGCTCGACCTGCTCGACCTGCACCGGTTCCTCTATCGGCTCTTGCGAATAGAAGCCGAGGCTGTCACGAACCAACCGATAGTTCAATTCCGCCATAAGATCCCCCCCTCGTTGTCAGCGCACCAAACGGCTTTTTCCTTGCAACCACTTCCCCCAGGAAGTTGCCGGATGAACCGCGCTAAATTCCCGTACCACGATTTCTCTTTCCGATGGTGGCCAAACGTAAAATCGAGCAGGACAGCGATCTCTCCGCCGATCTTTTCCCAAAGACGACAGAAGGCGAAGTCCTCCCCCAACCACGTCCCGTCATGTACCCCCTGCGGAAAGAAATCAAACATCTCCAGTACGCCGTCCTCCCCGTAAACACGGTACGCAAGTTCCGGGAACTTCGCCTGGATCTCGGTGAAAACCTCCCTGCGGATGCACATGAACCCCGTCATGGCACGGACGGCGCGAAGGTAGGAACCATCCACCAACGGCACCCCGGCGTCGTTGCAGATCGGCACCACCGGCATCGGAAACCCGGAAATCCTCTCCGTCTTCTGCGGGTACACCGCAGCGGTGATCGGCTTGTCGGACGCCAGCAACGCCTCCATCGCGGCCCGTTCCCAGGAAATGTCCTCATCGAGAAAAATCAGCCTGTCGCAATCGCTCTCCAGAAACCGCGAAGCAATATCATTCCGAGCGGCCTGCACGTAGCTGTGTCCATACACAATCGTCAGGACGTAAGGGATGCCTTTTTCCTTCAGCAAATAGCCGGTGTCGAGCAGCGAATCAAGAAACTGCGGGCACTCCAGCCCCCGATATGATGGAATGGCGATCATTACCTTCATGTACTGCCTCCCTCCTCCGAGGTTGAAAGCAGGGGCGGGGGACCGAAGCCCCCCGCCCATGAATCAGGACGACTCTTACGCCTTGCCCTTCATGACGCCCGCCGCAATGAGCGACGTGCGTATTTCGTTCACCAACGTCACGATTGCATTGGCCTGGGTGGACGTGGAAAAGCCCCACGGCGAAGAAGACACCGCAGCGGTCGTGGCAACTGCCGCCTGATTCGCGGAAGCCCGCTGACCGGTCGGCCAAGTGCCGCCCGCTTTGATTTCCGTTGCCATAGAAGCCGGAGTGGTAGCCATGTATGTTTCTCCCTTATCCCTGGATTCTCACGGCAAGTTCGGGGCGAAGCACCGAGAACCCACCGAGCACGTCGATACGATAGACCGTGTAATCCGACATCGCCCCGTACTGCCGCAGATAGCGCATGGAGATGCCGTCATACGACTCACGATGCGCCTCAACACCCGGAGGAAGTTCGAGGTCCGCCGTGCCGAGGGTGAAAGCGTTCTTGTGGAACGCGAGGTTGCACGGAGACGCCACCGAATTCGTCCCGGAAGTCATGGTGATGGCCTTGCCCGAAGTCGGAGCTACGGAGCAGTTGCCGTTGACCACGCCCGGACCCGCGACGATAGGGGTCGGAGAAATGGGAACGGAGACGGTGCCGGTGGCGAGATCCGTGTCCGCCGTCACAACCCACTGCGCGAGAACGCCCGTGCTCTGCTGCGTCTCGGGGTTGACGTGGTAGCAGTCCGCCACGGTGAAGGTCGAACCGGCCTTCAACGTCTTGCCGTTGTCGGACGAGTGAACCGTCCACGAGAAGTTCGCCCCAGACGTCCAGGTCGCCTGCATCGTCGCCGCCGTGGTGTTCAACTGCGAGCCGGAGGTGTGCGTGTAGACGTTCTGGTCCATCACGAAGTCGAACCCGAGACCGTTCCCCATCAGGCCGTTCCGATACTGCTCGGAGATGACGCCCTGCGGGTTGTAGAGACCGGACAACCCGCCGACCGACATGGCGTTCGCGGCGGGGTCGATGCACACGGTGCGGTTCTTGTCCCGAGGCACCGCGTTGATGTCGAGGATGCGCCCCGCGTTGAGGTAGATCGCCGGGGAGTTGTACTGAAGCAGCCCGGTAGCCGACCCACCCGAGGTGCCGGGGGTCGTACCGGGAGTGCCGATGGAGAAGTTGACCGGACCCGCGCCGCCGCCGACCGCCACACCGTCAGCAAAGGTGCCGGTGATCGCGGCCTTGTAGCAGTCGTAGTCGATGGTCGACGCCAGCTTCGCCATCGCCGGGACGATGTACCGCTCCCGGAACTCGTCGATGGAGAGAGTGAGTTCCTGGCTGGAGAACGTGAGGGGAACAACCCACTGCCGGTTGAGGGTCAAGGCGACGTAGGACTCCGTGACCGCCTGCGGAACGATGGCCGGACCCTGCTGAACCGCGAACCGGTTCGGGTTGCGGATGTTGATGGTGTTCCCGATCTTTCCGCCAGTGCGGGCGAACTGATCGGAATACTCCCGGTTGATCCCCTTGACAAAGCCAAGGGAGTTGTGGAGAACCATAAGGCTCTCCTTGGTGATCTGTGCGGGGGTGAGAAGCGTATTGGTGGGCACTTTTTATCTCCTGTCTGGGTTTAGCGTTTCCCGTAAAGTTTCGAGGAACGCCGTTTATAATACTCGGGCATTGGCAAGTCCGCTTCATCCACCATATCCCCGGACGATGGGACTACAGGGGCTACAGGCTCCGGGGCAGCGGACACTTTGCGCACCGGCTCCGGCTTCGAAGCGAACTTGATACGCGCTTCGACGATTCCAAGCTCACGAGCGGCCTGCAACGGCGGGAGCATCGCAATCCGCGCCGCGTCTTTCCGGTTCTGGTCTATCCAACGAAGCAACTGAGGAGCAACATCGGAGTCCTTAACAATGGACCCCATCGTAGGGCTATACGGAAGCGTCCTGTCCTGCAAAAGATCGAGAATCGCGGGGTCTTCTTTCGCCGCCGACTCGATCCTCTGCGCGAACTTCTGCTCCATCTCTACGAGCGCTTGCCGCTGCTGCTCCGCCTGCTGTTCCATACGGAAATCGTGCTTGGCCTTCTCGATCAAATACGTGTCCCTGGCCGCTTCGTACTGCTCGTAGGTCTCGAACTGGTCAATCTTCGGGGCAACCAGAGGTACAGGCGCGCCATCCGGGGCCGGGGCAGCAGGCGCGGGATCAGTTTGCGGTTTGATACGACCTTCCGCAACACCTTTCCAGTACGCCGCTTCCTTTTCGGCTTCCTGCCGTTTCTTGCGCTGTGCGATCAACTCCGAAACAGCTTTGGACGGCTTCTCAGGTTCCTCGGTCGCGGGTGCCGGAGCCGCGTTCTCGGCGGGCGCAGTAACTTCTGCGGGGGTCTCAGGTGCGGGTGCCGGGGCCGCAGTTTCGGCGTTCGCCACATCGGTCGTGACGGGGGTTTCGATTTCCGGTGCCATGATCTACATTCCTCCCTTGGTTTTTGAACGTCTGGTTTGGAACTGGTTGACTGCCTTCAACGAAATCTCCATTCTGTCCTTCTCTCGTTGATGATCGAGTCGATCCCTCTCCAGCATGACCCGCGCTGCCTCAATGGAGTGCTTGCGCTCTTTCTCAATGGCGTCGATGATCGTCGTGTCGATCTTGTTCCCTGTCGCCGCCTGGATCTTAGCGATCTCCGCCTTGAGACGAAGCGCCGCCTCCTGCACCTGCAACGACTCGCGCTCCAACGCCACCTGAGCGACCTGAACCCGCGCTTGGGCAGTGGCCATCTCCGCCTGCGCCGCCTGATCGGGTGGGATCTCAGGGACTTTCTCCCCCGCTCTCGGCTCGATGATACCTTTGGCGAGGAGCGGTTTGCGCAGACGACTCTCAAGCTCGTCCGCGTCCTTGAAGTCAAGATTTTTCACAACGAGGTCAAGCGCCGTAGACATCTCCTGCGGCGCGGCCTGCATCAGCATGAGCAACGCCTGAGACGCTTCTTGCCGCTGCGTGGCGTAGGACGGCCCGGTCGTCACGACAACGCCGTATTTCCCCGCTGTGATGTCGTTGAACCTTGCTTCCCGCCCCTCTGTCCTCGCCATCTCACGAAGTTCATCCACATCAAGCCCGTTGTACGCCTCGGGGTTGCCCTTCACAGCACGAAGCGCGGCGTCTACCGTCGTGTTGACCGGTACGAACGTCTCCGTCTCGTCCATGAAACGAAGCCGGATATCGCGCTCCGAATCGTAGATCTCGGGAATGATCTCGTTCAAAATACGACCGGTGTGCTCCACGGCCCGTGCCATATTGACCGAGAACTCGTAAGTGCCCACGTCTCCAGGGCGCTGACGGGCGATAATCGCCGCCCCAGTCTGCTCCGACCCCGGCGCGCCCACGTCGGCGTTGAACATGCCGATGGTGCTCTTCACCAACTCCTCAGCGCGGTTGATCTGCGCGAAGATGGCGTCTGGCACCTGCGGTGCGCCGTTCCTCTGCGGCGGAGTCGGCGTGTCGGGGTCTGCGTTGTATTTCAAGAACGGCATGTTCTCAACGTTGGCTGCTGCGTAGTCCGCTTCATACCCCTCGAACTGCTTGGCCGTACCGACCCACGGGGCTTTAGGTGCGAGAGCGATGTACTCTGCCGCCGCGCTATGCCAATAGTTGAAGAGCTTCTGCGGGTCTTTTGCGTTCCTTATAAGGCTGTAATTGTAGTTCTTGCCGTTGACGTTGAGTTCCTTTCCCTTCGACAACACGATGGGGATGTACTTGCCAGGGAACTTACTCCCCTCGATACCGCCCTCAATGATCTCTGCCGCTGTGATGACGCGATGCCGGATGTCCGTTACCTTCGTCATCCGGCTCCGAACGATCTTCGGCTCGGCTCCCAACTGCTCAAGCTCCGCCTGAAGCTGAAATGCAACCGGCTGCGGTCCTGCTCCACCGGCCTGAGTTGGCGCTGACAGGTGAGGAGGGGGCACCTGGTTCGCACCTGGGGGTTGGCCGGGAACAGTGCTTCCTACCGCAGCCGGTAGCTTGGCAAGGAGCGTTTCGTTGCGCTCCCGCCATTGACTGACTTTCTCGTCGAACTCTTCCTGCGTCACTACTTCGCCGGAAGCGAGTTGAAACATCTCGACTTCTTTTTCCTCAACCGTGAAATACTCCGCGACGGTTACGGTCTCGCCGTCGTACCAGTGCTCGTTGCCGAGTTCTCCACCCGCAGGAAGGGAGTCGGAGACCATCTTCGCTCTTGGGTAACGCCGCTTGAACTCGTCAAGGCGAATCTTTTCCAAGATGAACCCGAACTTGGCATCTGCGCCGAACTGGTCCTGCGCGTCAGGGTCGAGATAGACAAGGAGAGGATTGCGTATCCCCTTGATGTAGGCTTCCTGGAGAAACGGATTCTCCTCAGTGTACCGCGTGAGTATCCGCCACGCGCCGTAGGCGCAAGTCACCTGCTGCCGCGCCGCGTATCCGTATATGCCCTTGAAGTTGGACAGGTAGAAGATGTTGTTGATCGCCCCCTGCCGGATCTTGGCGATGTTGATGTCCGCTCTGCTGTCCTCGGGCCGAACCTTGACAGACGGCATATTGTGGAGCATGTCGCCTACAACCTGGTCGATGTACTTCGTCAACAAGTTGCACTGCAACATCGGTCGCCCGCTGATTTTCCTCCGTGCGATCTCCGCCGCAGGCCACTGCTCTCCATTGGCGAACTCCAAGTCCTCCACAGCAGCGGCTCGATTATGCGCCTCGGCCTCTACGCACCGCTTCAACCGACGCATCGCCTCGTCGATAATATCGCGGTCCTTCGCTACCTTGGGCTTTGCCATCGGTCTTACCACACCCCCGTGTATCTGTGGTTGGCCATGATCTCAGATACCGTTTTTATTTTAGCAGGTTGTTTGTATCCAACGCAAGCCATTCTTNNTCGTCCGCACGGTGTTGATCCCGTCGTCCACAGGGAGGTTGCGACAGATGGTTATGGGCTTAATTCCAAGCGCCTGGGCCTGCTCGTACCGCGACTTGCCGGTGCCAAGCTCACGCACCCGGATGTCGTGCGGCATGATATGCTGGTCGTAGGTGTAGGGCTTGTCTTTCAGGCACTTGACATAGTACGGCAGTCCTTCCCCAGACGCCTCCAGGCAGTCGATAACGCGAATCTCGGTATGATGGTACTGCAAAAAGATGATCGCCGTTGCGTCGCCCACACCCAAGTCCCATGCTGTGGTGACGGGCAACGCCGGGTCGTAGGGAACGGATAGGACATGCCCGTCCGTCTCAAGTTGGTCGATGATGGAGGCGTAGTAGGAACCGGAGATGGGAGCGTCGAAGGATACTTCGTACTCCTGCCGGAACAAATTCATCCCTTCTTCTGGACCGTACTCCGATATAAGTTCTTTCTTTTCCTGCGCCAGTTTCTCGATAGTATACACGCCGCTTTCCAAAGCGGTCACTTTNNGACGATTGGCCTGAGCATCGCCCATGCTCTCGGGTCAGCGGTGGCGTATTCGGAGAACACAAGACCCACGGGAGGGGAACCAAGGAGTGCGTCGAACGAATCGCTGCCCACGAGTTGCCACGTCGATCCGTTTACGAAGTGGATCGACATATCCTGCTCACGTTTGTTGGCCCGAATCTCGTGCGGGAACGCCTCGTCTATCCTCTTCTTGCCGGTGTGGGGGTTCACCGCGTCCCAGATAGCCTTGCGGCACTGATTGCTTTGCGGCAACATGTGCCAGTAGTTGCCCACGCGCTGCATCGCTAAACAGGCCGTGTAGTGGAGCGCGAAATCGTCTTTACCAGTCCTTCGCGCCCAAGCAAGAGCTATGCGTCGTTTGCCTTCGCGTAACGCGTCAAAGACTTCCATCTGGTACGGACGCGGTGTCCAGTTATTCGGTAGATTTATACCCATTCTTTTGTCCTATCGCTCTGGTTTCCGGTGTCACGTCGATAATCGGCGTCGGAGTCGTCCCAGGGGGCGCGGCGGCAAACCCGGCGATGTTGATCGTCAGACTGTTCTGCCCCTGCCCTGCGGCTTCCTTGGGGGGTTTGAGGCTTGCGTACTCTACCAGGGACTGCCAGATCTGGAATTTCTGCATCGG